GCCGAGAGCGGGTAATCTTACCAGCTTTTGCCTCAATCCGCAGCTCCTCTGCAAGCGACTTGACCTCATCAATTTTGGCTTGGTCATTCATCGCCCATGTGACGATGGAGACCTCCCACAGCTTGATTTCCTTCAAGTGCCGGATGCCGTTCTCCTCATCATAGTCAGCAGTGATCGCGTCATATCCAATCGAGAGTTCGTTCAAGACGCCATCTTTGAGCAGCGTCTTGATGTCCCGCCCTCTCTGCGTGTCGCTGATTTTGCCCCGGATATAGAGACCTTTTTCATCTTCACGCAGTTCGAGCGGTTTGCCGATTGGCAGGTCGCAGTCATTGTGCTGCGATAAAATCTTGATGCGGTCAAAATCCTCCCTGATGGTTTTGGAGAACGCGCCTCGTTCGATTACGTCCCTGCCGCTATCGACATTGCCGAAAACGGCGGCGTAGCCTGAGAATTCTCCGCTTTCCTCGTTCGCGTCCTCCAACTGGAACACAAACGATTTGTACTCGTGTGTCGGGTTGTCCGACTTCTGACCATGAGCAGAAGTCCGTCTACCCATTCGTGCCATACGGATTTACCTCCTTTCCTCAGAGTTTAGGGCTTATCTTAAAAACCGCCGTAGGTGAGATAACACCGGCAGTTAATAAGCTGTTCTGCGCGTCCGTCTTCCGGGTCACGCGGGAAACGCAGACCGTTGGAGAACCGCTGGTCGATGCCGACGGTTTCGCCGTCCATATCAACATGGTCGGGACGCGGGTTTTTCTGCGGCCTATGGTGCCACGTCTTTGTGGCGGCACCGGCAGCCTTCATCATATCGAACTGGCCTGTGGAGAGGGCCGTCGAGGTTTCCTGCCGAGCAATGAGCTTGGCACGAGATTCCGTGCTGCCCATCTCAGACTGGATTTCCTTCTTCAGCTCGATCTGGCTCTTGCCCTCCGAGATACCGCGCGAGATGATGCGGGCGATATTGTCTTTTGTGGTCTGCTCGATGCCAACCACACGCTTGCCGCCATTTACCTTGGCGGCAGACACGAACTCAGGCCGTTGGATTTCCACGAAGCCGTAGGCATCCCCAGCCACCGTCGCGCCGTCCTCATAGGCTGCTTTCCAGCATGGCGTGAGTAGCTGAATCAGCTTTCTGGCCTCGTCTGTCCAGTTGAGCAAGCCGGATGCAATCGCGTCCGTGAGTTTTAGCTGGTCCTCCTCGGAGAGCATCGCCCACAGCTCAGGGCTGAACGTGCCATCCGGCAGCAGATACTCCTGTAACGGGAAGAACAGCGGGTCATCGCCGTCGGCTTTGGCCGTGAGGCCAAGAGCCTTCGTGACCGCCGCCCGCTGGTCGGAGAAATGCTTGTTGACTGCGGTCAAAAAGCGCCGCTCATTTTTCAGAGCGGCTTGGTCTTCTTTCCGCAGCATCGCGGAGATGTTTACCCGCCGGCGAGACTTAATGCCTTTCGCATCAGGCATATCCACCGGCTGGATGATGTCCTCTTGGAACATGGCCTGCGTGACCGCAGCGGGGTCATCGCTCTCTGTCAGGAACAGGTCGTTTATGGAAACCTTGAACACATCACCGCCCTTGGTGTCGGGCAGGTCAAGCAGCTCGCGGGCTTCATTCTTTGTAATCAGCCCCGCATTGTAGGCGTCCAGCGCTTTGGCCTTGTTGAAGTCTTGGTCATAGGGGACTACCGGGTCAAAGCGCCACACCAGCCCGTCCCCGAACATCGGGAGGAGCTGCTTGTTGATGGCCTCCTCACGTGCCTGAATTCGCGGTGTGAGCACGTTCTTGGCATAGATGTACTGGGCTGCGTCTGCGGTGGCGCGGTTGCTGTTTTCGGTGATGCCCATAATTTCACGGGGGACACCGAAGTGTTCCAGCACCGCGTCACGCATAGCGATTCGGCTTTCCGTGAAGCCAAGCTCTCTGGTGTCGCTCGACCCGAACGCCTTGACATCGACGTTCCCCGTGAGAGCTGCGGCCTTGTGGCTGTTCTCAACGCCACGGTGCTTCTGATTCCACCGGGCCATGAAAGCATCGCTCTGGTCCTTGTCGGCATCCGGCATCAGGAACACAAGGGACGGCTCGGCATCGTTATAGAAGAACCGCTTTTGGAACTTCGCGGCGTACTCATCAATCTCCACCTCGTCCGCGATGCTCTCCGCGACGCCGAGGCCGCGGAGGAATGGGTCAAGCGGATTGAGCTGCTTCATCACGAACATATCGTCCACCGGCACGTCCATTGTCAGGCCAGAGGGGGATAGAATCTGGTACGTCGGACTTCCGAGGTATGGGGTCATCTTCACCCAGTACGGCGGCACAGGCCATAGCTCCACGGGCCGGCCATCGTTATCCCGCTCGATGAGCAAGAAGCTCTCGCCCACCAGCAGAAGGTAGATTTCGTGCAGCCGCCAGATGGCCGAACCGGTCATCTCATAAAGCGGGTTCGGCTGGTCCATGAACCGGAGGAAGGGGTGGCTGGTGATTTCCGTCTCCGTGCCATCCGGCTCAACGCGCAGTAATTTGCCCCCGATGTTTGCAGTGTCGCTGGCAATCCTGTCCACGACGGCAAGCCGGGGGCTTTTCGAGAACATATTCAGCCATTCGGCTGTGTTCAAAGTTGGGGGTCTGCTCCAACGTGAGACGAAGCTGCCGGCCTTGTCCGTGTACTGCTCACGGACCCGGCGCTTTCCGATCTCAATGTTAAAAATCCTCATCTTGCACCTCGCTTAGAAGGAGAAGTGGAATTCCGACCTGCGTTCCAGCTCAGAGAAGGCGTCGCTGGTAGCGTCCACCATGTCTTTGAACTTGCTGGCCGGAAAGCTCTCCATCTGGGAAAAGTAACTCTCGTTCCAGTCTCCGACAACCACATCGAAGTTGCCGGCTTGCCACTGAGCGGCCACCGGCTCGGCTCTGGATTCCTTGCTGCCGCTGACTGGCTCTGTGCGAACACTGAAACCGGACAGCAAGCGAACGAAGCTCTGGGCTTGGTCCTTACCAGCTTGTCCGGGGTCTTGCGGGAGCCGCACCCGGACGTTGCCATACTTTGCGTTGTCCACCTCGGCGGTGAGCTTTATCAAGGCTCGCACGTCGCTGGCAGACAGCCGCTGGTTGATAACGTCTATGATGACAAAACTGCCATCGGCGCGTTTCCCCATCAGCACACCAGCGGTGTACGCAGGGTCGCCCTTCTCGGTTTCCGGTGATGCCGCAAGGTCCCACGCTCTTACGTAGGACGTGACATCGGCAGGGGCACACGGCAGCATATTGCGTACCTGCGTCCGCTTGAAATAGAGGCCGGCGGCTTGCTTGATTTTCCAGTTACCATAGAGCAGACGTTCCCGCTCCACGGTAGGCAGCGCCTTCAGCGTTGCCAAGTACGAGGGGTCGCGCTGCATGAGCAGCTTGTTGTCCTGCAACGTACTGTTGATGAACGACACCGAGCGAGGCTCGGCCTTTTCTTCATCAGTTGTCAGGTTGAACTGCTTCCACAAGTCCTGCTTTCTGTCAGCCCAATACACTTTCTCATCCCTGCGGATGAACCAGCGTATTTTGCCGCATCGTTCTTCAATGGGATAGCCGCTATCTTGGTCAATCCACCACGATATGAAATTTGCCACCCAGCTATCGGCGTCAGGGTTGCAGGTTGCCCGGATGTATGGCTTTACGCCACACATCGAGCGGTTACGGGACAGCATATAGAAAAAGACGCTCTCCGAAAAGTGCGTCAATTCGTCAAACATTATGAGCGGAATCTGCGAGCCTTGCCAGTCGTACTTGGTCGATTCCATCTCCAAGTGCGAGAACGTAATTGTGGCACCGCTCGGGAACACCCACATCGGCTTTGGGGATAGCTTCGGCGTAGCTCCAAGCAAGCTGTATATGTTGAAGCTCTCGGACCAGAGACCGCCGGGGCTTAGGATTTGCGGATTAGTGCGTCGGAAGGTTACGGCAGCAAACTGTTTGTTGCCGATGTGCCGTAGCGGTTCGAGCAGAAGTGCATAGCTCTTGCCGCCGCCCGCAGCCCCGCCGTAAATGCAGATGTCGGCAGAGCAAGCAAGGAACTTTTCCTGCTTGCCTTTCTGCGGTCGGAACACAACCTTCTCCACGCGCTACTCCACCTCCTCCTTTTCGGGGAGATATACCTGCACCTGCTGGAACTCCAAGGGCTTTCCATCAGCGCCGGTAACTTCGGTCTTAGATACATCCCGCCAGTGTTCGCGCTTCCGGTTTTTGAGCCAGAATATCTGGGCCGTAGTGCTCGGTGGGATGTAACGCTTTTTCGTTCTCAGGTCGCCCAGCTTGGTTGTGCCGTCCTTACTGACCTCGATTAAGCGTTCCTCCTCATCTACGAAGTAGCCCTGCGCTGACTGGTACAGGCTGCGCTCAATCTTGCTGTCAGCTATCTCTTTTCCCTCGGCCAGCGCATTTGCGAAGGATTCATGCTCTTTTTTCCATGAGCAAATCGTCTTTCGTGAGACGTGCATGGCCTCGGCAATCTCAGCGTCAGTAGCACCACGGATGGCGAGTGACCACGCCCAGTCATCGTGGAACTTCTGATTGTACACGACATTAGCCATCTAAAAAATCAGACCTCCTACTTACTGTCGAGGTACTGCTGGCAGAGCTGCGTGATGCCGCTGTACAACGCCTTAGCATCGAGCTGGCCGGAGCCTACCATCGTGTCCAAGGCTTTCTTGATGACCTTGGCGTCCTCGGCGGGGATTTTGGTCTTGCCAATCACCGTTTCGATGGGGACGTACCTCTTGTTATCCGTCGTTTCGACCCAGCCCTCAGAGCACTGCGTCACGTTGCGCTGGAAGATTTTCAGAATAAGCTCCACCGCCGTAGCCACATTCTTGACGTTGTAGGCAGCGCCAACAGTTTCCTGCGCGTCCAGCCATGCGTCGTAGTCGGCCATGCGAGCCAGCCACACGTCGCTGGATGACTTCGCGCGATCTTTCGCCTCGTCGATGACCTTCTTCGCCGCGTTAAGCTCGTCCGGCAGGAACACCAGCGACAGGGTTTGAAACGTCAGGTTGGCCTCCGAGATGCTGATGCTGGAAAACTTGTCGAGCAACGCCAGCGTCTTGTCATCCAGACCGCTGTACTGTTTCAAGCTCGTGTCCAGAATCTGTTCGTACAGAGCCTTCAGAGTGGCTGGGTCATCCTGACCGGCAATCGCGTTGTGGGAGAGCTGAATGGCAATCCGCTGCTCTTTACTGAGCGGGTCATCCGTGGCAAGGCAGGTGATGGTGGGCAGCCCCACCTCGATGGCAGCCCGTGTCCGGTGGTTCCCGGACAGGCACAGCCAGCGGTCATCGTCATCCTTGCACAAGAACGGGGTGGAGGTGAGCTTACCATCCCGACGGATATTCTCGACCAGCCGGTTGAACTCCTCATGCTTCATGTACCGGGCGTTCGTTTCCAGCAGTTTTATTTCTCGCGGGTCGATTTCCAGCGTGAATACGTTCATCATTCGTCCTCCTTAGCACCAATCTGCGAGTGCTTCTTCTTCCAAAGCTCCAACCCCTCAGCTAACGTCCACTGGCCCATAGGCGCACCGTAGTTGAGCTGGTAGCCGGAGTTGTAATAGATTTTCGACATATCCGTCTCGTTCTCATCGACACCGGGGAGCTGCTTCTTGTTCAGGAGCTGGAACAGCCCGCGATACTTCATGCTCACGGGCCGCTTGGTAAAGGCTGTAGTCACGAGCGAACGGATGCGGTGGTTGGTTAAGCGTTCTGCGTATAGCTTTGATTCACGGCTTAGGGCCGCGTATAAGACGAGTTTAGCGAGGCGTTTATATTTGGTGGGGGCGATGGGAAAGTCGCTTAGAAGGTACATTGTTGGCGTCTCTATGTGCTTATCCCAGTTGGACAGAGTGGGGGAGGCTGAGAAGGCGTACACGCCTATCAGCTTGTTGTCCACCAGCACCCCGAAGCTCGCGGTCTCGCTGCCGGGCTTGATGTAGGGATTCATGTACTGCGAACGCAGCGCCCGGAAGTTCTCGCTTTTCAGCGGGACAATCCGCATGGTGTCTCCGATGTCCTCGTCCTTTCCGAGCCGCTCCACCATCAAGCTCGCCACCTGCTGGTGCGGGACGATGATGCGGGACTTCGGCGCTTTGGAGTACACATACAGCGGGACGCCCCTGTTCGTGGTCTGCGAGATGCCCATGAGGTAGTCCGAGAACTCCTCCAACTCATCGTTGGTGCCGAACATGAAATAATCCCGCTCGGTCAGCTTACGGAACATCTCGAAGATTTTGTCCTTGTCAATCATGTCGTACTCCGGCGGGTCCCACGCGATGATGCCCTCGATGACCTTGAACATCTTCTCGTAGTCGCCGGAGTAGAACGGCGGGCAGACGAAGCCTTGGTCTTTCGGCACGTCATCGACCCAGCCGATGACATCCCCCGCGTAAAAGCTGTCGAGGAACTGGCCGGCCTTCTCCAACTTCGTGCGGGTCTTATCGAACAGCTCCGGCCACTGGTCCTTATACGCCTCGATCATACGAACGTAGTACGGGTTTGGCTTGGAGCCAAGGTACGTGCTCATCTTCGACAGGAGCAGCACACACGTTGCGACGTCCAAGTCGGTTTTCATATACTCCTGAATGAACTCCATCG